TCAAAACCTCCTGATCTTGCGCTTGCCCGAAAGCCGCCGCGACTGCGAGGCGCGAAAGGGCTTTCTGACACGGAAGGTCGGCTCAAAGCCGATCACGAACAGTCCGTGCTCGGTGGTTACGGTGGTGCGCACGCCATAGCGCTGCTTGTAATTCTGCATCAGCTCGGCAAAAAAATCTACAGGAACGCCCAGATGCTCGGCAAATTCCCATGGCTCTCTGCAGCCTGCAAGAAACGCCTTAACAAGCCCCTGCAGGCCCACCAAGCGGTCAAAATTGCGCTCCCGGATCCGTCGCTCCATGCGGGGATCCTCCAGAATATCTCCCACGGTATGGGTGGCGTGGGTCAGCTCCTCTCCCAGCACCACGCGGCGCTCTGCCTCGGTGTCGATATGAGCGGAGAGGGCAATGGTGTCATCATAGCAAAGGCCGCGGATGCGGTGTGATGCGAAGGGGTATTTTTCGATCACGGTGATGCCGCGCTCTTGGGCCTCGTCCAACAAACGGTCGTAGCTGGGCATAGGCACCTCACTTCCGACGGGACTTTACAAAGCGCACGAAATTCTCGATCTCGCGCAGCTCATCTTCCGAAAATTCCTCGCCCTCAAAATGGGCGGCAAGGGTGTGGGGGCGCTCCTCCCATCCCGTAAGGTAGGCGGGGGTCACGCCAAGGGCCTTGGCCAGCTTTTCCAGCGCCTCGGTGGGGATCTTGCCGGTCTCGCCTGTCGCATAGCGGTGGATGGCAGATTTGGCAAGCCCCGTGGCCGCTGCCAGCTCCCCATAGGAAAGGCCTCGCAGCTCCATTTGTTGTCTGATGCGTTCGGATACAGTCATATCAAAAACCGCCTTTTTCAGAGTTTGTTTCTGATCTTATTGTACCATTTGCGGAACGCCTCGTCAATTGAATGTTCTGAAAATGGAACGAATTTACAATTTGTTCATATTATTTGCTGCTGGGGTACTTGACAAATCGCCGCAGGTCGTGTATCCTATAATCGTTCCGAAAGTGGAACGATCGCCGCCGAAGGGCGGCTTTTGAATGGCAAGTCTGTCCTAAAAGTGAGACGAAAAGAGAAATAACCGCGGCATTTTTCTTTTTTTACCCTTGCCGTTCCAAATTTGAGACGAAAGGAGAACAGGATGCCGGTAGCAGGAGCTTGCCCCTATTTCCGCTATGAGAAATCGGGCATTACCTATTGTGAGTGCGGGGAGCTGCACTTTCCGGATCGCAGGGCGCGCAGAGAGATCGTCTATGCCTATTGCGCCCATCCCACCGCCTTCGGTGCCTGCCCCTTCAAGCGGGCGCTGGACGGCTACTATGAAAGGAGCTTGTAAAATGGAGGAAAGAAACAAAGAGGCCCTGATGGCGCTGGAGAAGGAGCGCCTGGCCTATATGGTCGATTGGCGCAACCGCCACATTGAGAAATTGCAGGAGCGCCTGGCAGGGCGTGAGGAGGTCAACAATATGCTGCAAACGCTGCTGTTCTATGCCCTGACAAAAGCGGCTGAGCAGCAGGGCGAGGGCGTGCGCACCGTCTGCATCCCCAAGGAGGAGATCACGGCGGCGCTGGGGCGCTATGGCTGCGACACCGTGGATGCGGGGGGCTACTATCTGGTCAGCTTTACCGAGGCAAAGCGGTCCGACGATGGCGAGGGCAAAGCGCAATGAAACGGCTGCCGAGGAGATGCGTCGGATTCTGGGCAAGCACACGCCGGAGGCCGTGGCCTTTCTGGTGGAGATCATGCGCGACGGGGCACAGAAGCCGGAGCTGCGTATGAAGGCGGCCGAGAGCATTCTGGACCGTGCCTGCGGCAAGGCCATTGCTGCCAGAGAGGCTGATCTGCCGCCGGCACCGCCTGCGGTGATCCTGTTTGAGGGGGAGCTGGAGGAATGGAGCAGGTAAGGGGGGCGCTGACCGCGCCCATCTTTGAAAAGCTGCGCCGTGAGGTGCCGAACCCACGGCAGCGGGAGTTCTTCCGCTCCACCGCCAGGCACACGGCCTACGGCGGCGCGCGCGGCGGTGGCAAATCCTTCGCCATGCGCCGCAAAATGGTGCTGCTGGCGATGCGGTATGGGGGATTGCGGCTGCTGCTTTTGCGCCGCACGCTGCAGGAGCTGCGCGAGAATCATCTGCTGCCGCTGCAATCCGATCTGTTGGGGTATGCCGACTATAAGCGCGACGAGCGCACCTTCGTCTTTCCCAACGGCTCCCGACTGACCCTCGGCTACTGCGACAGCGATAGCGACGTGCTGCAGTATCAGGGCGCAGAGTACGATGTGATCGGCTTTGAGGAGGCCACTCACTTCAAGGAGGAGTGGTTGATCTTCATCTCCACCTCGCTGCGTACCACCAAGCGCGATTTTTCACCGCGCATCTATTACACCTGCAATCCGGGCGGCGTGGGGCACGCTTATATCAAGCGATTATTTATCGACCGCGCCTTTCGGGAAGGGGAGGATCCCGATGATTATCTGTTCATCCCTGCAAGGGTATATGACAACAAGGTGCTCATGGAGGCAGACCCTGACTATGTAAAGCGGCTGGAGGCGTTGCCGGAGCATAAGCGGCGCGCTCACCTGGAGGGGGATTGGAATGTGTACGAGGGGCAGGTCTTTGAGGAGCTCCGCGTGGATCCGGCGCACTTTGCGGACCGCCTTTTCACCCATGTGATCGATCCCTTCCGGCCACCCGATAGCTGGCCGCGCTACCGCTCCTTTGACTTTGGCTACGCGAGGCCCTTTTCGGTGGGCTGGTGGGTAAAGGACGGAGACGGGCGGCTCTACCGTATTCTGGAGCTTTACGGTTGCGTGCCGCGAGAGGCTAACGTGGGGGTGCGGTGGACGCCGGAGGAGATCTTTCGGGAGATATTGCGCATCGAGCGGGAGCATCCCTTCCTGTGCGGCAAGCGGATAGAGGGGGTAGCTGACCCCGCCATCTGGGATGCCTCAAGAGGGGAGTCGATCGCCGCCACGGGAGAGCGCCTCGGGGTCTACTTCGAACGCGGAGATAACCGCCGCGTGCCGGGGTGGATGCAGATACACAATCGTCTTGCCTTTGACGAGCGAGGCGTACCGATGCTGTATATCTTCAGCAGCTGCCGTGAGTTCCTGCGCACGCTGCCCACCCTGCAATACAGTCGTACACATCCCGAGGACGTGGATAGCGAGCTGGAGGATCATATTGCGGACGAGACCCGCTATCTTTGTATGCGCCATCCCATTCGCGCGGTGCCGCAAAAGAGGTATACACCAAGCCTCTGCCTGGATCCGCTGGACAGACCCGTTCCACAATACGTTATGCGCACGGAACAGCGCGAAAATAAAAATTAAGATAAAAACAGTTCTTTTAGGAGGAAAAATGAAGTCTAAAACAATTGACAAGATACAGGTGAGAGCCGCCATGGAGGAGCTGCTTTCCTGGCAGAAGGCACGTGTGGATTTCATCGCACGCATTGATGATGAGGAGAATTTTTACCGCTTGCGCGTGGCACCCCGTGCGCATCGCAACGAGGGGGATGGCGAGCACTTTGCGCCTACCTCAGCTTGGCTGCTCAATACCATTCTGCAAAAGCACGCCGATGTGATGGAGCATATTCCCACCGCCTCCTGCCTGCCCCGTGAGCCGGGCGACGAGGCGGATGCCAAGGCGCTTTCCGCCATCCTGCCGGTCATTCTGGAGCGCAATCACTTTGAGGATACCTATTCCGACAATATGTGGTTCAAGCTCAAGCACGGTGTGTGTGCCTTTGGCGTTTTCTGGAATAATGAGATGGAAAACGGCCTTGGCGATATCGACGTGCGCCGCGTGGAGCTGCGCAATCTTTACTGGCAGCCCGGCGTGCGCGATATCCAGCGCTCCCGCTCGGTCTATTTCGTGGAGAGCATGGAGGTCGCCGCTCTGCGTGCCGCTTATCCGCAGTTTGACGGTAAGGGGGGTGACAGCGAGCTTCTCGGTCCCCCCGACGGTGACGGCGCGGAGCGCGTGCCTGTGGTGGATTGGTACTACAAAAAGCGATTGCCCTCGGGACGTACGGTGCTGCACTACTGCAAATTTGCAGGGGAGACCGTGCTCTTTGCCTCGGAGAACGAGGAGGGCTACGAGGGTGGCTGGTATGAGCATGGCGAGTACCCCTTTGTGCTGGACGTGCTTTATCCCATCGAGGGCGAATGCACCGGCTTTGGCATTATCGCGCTGGCCAAGGATCCTCAGCTCTATATCGACCGTATGGATCGTAATCTGCTGGAATATATGGACTGGGCCACCCGTGTGCGCTTCTTCTGCAAGCGCAACACCGGCATCAGCGAGCAGGATTTCACCGATCTCAGCCGTCGGATCGTGGAGGTGGAGGGTGATATCGATGAGGAGCGACTGCGTCAGATCCGCGTGGATGATCTGGATAGCTTTTGGCTCAACCTCAAGACCGCCAAGATCAACGAGCTGAAGGAGACTACCTCCAACCGTGATCTGCTGCAGGGCACGCCCGACGGCGGCATCACCGCTGCTGCGGCTATTGCCGCATTGCAGGAGGCCGGCAACAAGACCATCCGGGATATGGTGGCCGCCTCCTATCGTGCCTTTTTGCGCACGGTACATCTGGTGCTGGAGTGCGTGCGTCAGTTCTACACCGAGGCGCGCTGCTTCCGTATTCTGGGTGAGAACGGCGATTACCGCTATCTTACCTGGTCCAATGCGGGCATCACAGAGCGCGTGACCGGCAGACTGGCAGATGGCACGCCGATCTGCCGCCGCCCCATCTTTGACATCGACGTGCGCGCCGAAAAGAAGGACCCTTACACCCGTCTCTCGCACAACGAAACGCTCAAGGAGCTCTACCGTATGGGCGTGTTCAAGCCGGAGAACGCCGCCGAGGCGGGCATTTTGCTCTCGGCGATGGATTTTTCCGGCATTGGCCGTGTCCGCGAGCAGGTGGCCGCGCAGGCGCGCATCGCGGCAGTGGAGGAGGACGAGGGCGGAGAGCAGTCGCAGCCCGCTGCGCCCAAGGAGCCGTTGGCCCGGGCGGTGGAGGGCGCTGCCGCTATGGCTGAAAGAGCGGCAGAGGCGATGCAATGATCACGGTATATGCCGACCGTGGGGCGGAGAAATGCCGCCTGCTCGTCAGCGGTCACGCCGAGGAGGGCGCGGAGCGCGACATCGTTTGCGCCGGCGTCTCGGCGCTGACAGGGGCGATGGTGCTGTGGGCAGCCAAGGGCGGCAGCTGCCGCCGCGTGCGCTACCAGCTGGAGGCGGGGAAGGTCTTTCTCTCCTGTCTTGGCGCCACCGAAAGCTTTGATATGATGCTGGCAGGGCTGGAGGCCATTGCCCATCGTTATCCCGATCATCTGTGCATCAGGCGCAGTTGACGACAAAATGAAAAAAGTATGATACAATCTGTCACGAAAGGGGCGCCGACGCGATCGGCAACCATATGAATCAGGGTCGACGAGCCCCCTTTCTGACACAGCGAAAGAGCGAGGTTTTATGAACGAACAAAATTGGGCGCTGCTCTCGATCTTCGGGGAGGCAGCGGAGGGTGGCAACGAAGCGTCTGACCCCACCCCACAGACAGAAACGGGCGAAAACGAGGAGGCTCCCGCCGCCGGGGAGGCAAACACCGCAAGGGAGCGGCAGGAGCGGTTCCGCGCGATGATGGAGGGGGAATACAAGGACCTTTTCACCGCGTATTTTCAGGAGACCTTCAACCGCCGCTTCCGTGAACAGAAGGAAATGAAAGAGGAGTTTGAGAAAAATCGCGCCACCATACAGGCGGCGGCCGATTATTTCGGCGTGCAGGCAGCCGAGCTGCCTCAGCGCATCCGTGAGGCGGGAGAGGCACGCGCGGCGCAGGAAAGCGCTGCGGCCGCAAGCGCTACGGGTGAGCGGATGCACGCCGAGATCGCGCAAGCGGTGGCCGAGGCGATGCGGGCTGCCAGGGGAGAGCTTGAGCAGCAGATCCTCGGAGATATTCGTGCCAGAGGGCTACGCCCGGGCGAAGGAGCCTTGTCGGACGGGAGCGGAGACGCCCTGCGCCGACGGGCAGGGAGCCTTTCCCGAGCCGAGCGAGCCGAGCTGGCGCGCCGCGCCGCCAAGGGCGAGGAGATCAAATTCTGATTTCTTTCCCGAAAGAAAGGAAGAAGAATGAAAGAAAAAAACACCGTGTATCTTGACCTGCAGCGCTTTGGCGCAGGCGAGAACGTCAACACCACCGTCGGCCGCCTGGATGCGACCGAGGGCAGCGTCACCCCCTACGGCCAGGGCGAGGGCCTTTCCGAGGAGATGCGCACCTACTACTCGGATTATCTCATCGATAATGCCGAGCCCAATCTGATCCACGATCAGTTTGCGCAAAAGCATGCCATCCCCAAGCATGGCGGCAAGACCATCCAGTTCCGCAAGTATGATCCGCTGCCCAAGCTGACCACCGCACTCTCGGAGGGCGTGACCCCCACGGGTCAGAGCCTGAATATGGGCGTGGTCGAGGCGACCGTGCATCAGTACGGCGGCTATGTGGAGTTTTCTGACCTGCTGCTGCTTACCGCCGTGGATAACAATCTGGTCATGGCCACCAAGCTGCTCGGCTCTCAGGCCGGCAGAACGCTGGATACCATCACCCGTGAGGTGCTTTGCGGCGGCACCAACGTGCAGTACGGCGCCGATGCCGTGGATGCCCGTTACCTGCTTTGCGGCGGCAATGCCACCGGCAACCACTATATGTCGGTGGAGTGCATCAAGCGTGCCGTGCGCACCTTGAAAAATCAGAACGCAGAGAAGATCAACGGCGCCTACGCCTGCATCATCCATCCCGACTGCGCCTACGACCTCACCAATGATCCGAACTGGAAGTATCCTCATCAGTATGCGGATACCAAGGCGCTCTATGAGGGCGAGATCGGCATGATCGAGGGCGTGCGCTTTGTGGAGAGCACCGAGGCCAAGGTGTTCCACGCACCCGATCTGACCGAGCAGGGCCGTGCCGTTCCGATGCACGAGTACTGCTACGATGAGCCCGAAGGCACACAGTACGCCGACGGCGGCACCGCCTCCGGCTACCGCCTGAACATCAATATGGACGGTCTGGACGTGTACCAGGCAGATGACCGCATCATCGGTCGCTCTATTCTGTATTACGATGCCTCCGAGGGCTCCTGGCAGTACGCCGTCGTTCTGGGATATGGCAAGCAGATCGGCAACGTGTATCTGTATCTGGATCGCCCCCTCGTATCGGGTGGCGTTGGCAGCGAGAAGCTGGTGAGTGCCGAGGGCGATATGGTCTATCCCGGCGAGGCCGGCCTTGGCGGCAGAGACGTTTACGCCACCATTCTGCTGGGTGACAATGCCTACGGCACCACCGAGCTGACCGGCGGCGGTCTGCAACACATCGTGAAGCAGCTTGGCTCTGCCGGTACCGCCGACCCCCTCAATCAGCGCGCCACCGTTGGCTGGAAGGCCACCAAGGCCGCTGCCAGACTGGTAGAGGCTTTTATGGTCCGTATCGAGACCGCCTCCACCTTTGAGGCAGGCGCGAACTGATCCCCAAGGGGCGGCGGCACTGCCGCCGCCCTGCTTAAAGCTTTGAAATAACAAGAAAGGACGAACCCATGGAAGATAAGGATAAAAAGACCCTGGCAGCGCTTCACCGTGAGATGGAGGAGATGCGTGCCGCATACGAGGCGGAGCTGACCGCGCTGAAGGCAGAGAATGCCGAAAAGGAGGATCGCGCCAAGCAGGAGCAGCAGCTCCGCGCATTCCTGAAGGCGCAGCAGAGCTACCTGAACGAATACGTGGAGGTGCGCCTCTTTAAGGACAATGATAAGTACAAGGATGACGTTTACGTTGCCGTTAACGGCAAGAACTGCGTGATCCGCCGCGGCGTCTGGACGCGCATCCGCCGCAAGTTCGCAATGCTGCTGGATCAGTCTGAGATCCAGGATCTGCGCACCGCCGAGCTGATGGAGCGGGAGGCCTCCCGCTTTGCGGACGAGAGTCGCCACTATGCATAAGGGAGGTGCGCCGATGATCACAGTTCTGGAGGAGACCCCTACGGGTCTGCAAAAGGAGGGGCGGACGCTGTTCCGCCGCGTATATCTGGTGCCGGATGCCGAAACCGTGCTGCCCACCGATGCCGCCCCCGGCTCGATGGCGCTGGTGCGCGAGGGCGACGCCGTCGCCGTTAAGCTTCTGTTTCCCGACGGTGCTTGGGGCAGAATGTGAGGTGAGGGGATGACGGTAAAAGAAGCCATTGATCTCGCCTCGGTCCTGCGCCCCAACGAGCTGGGTGAGGAAACGCTTGCCGGCCTTGTGCTGGCCCTGGAGAGCAGCCTTGCCATCGAGGTGCGCGGTGAGTGTACCCAGGCGTGCGGTGCCGTTACGGTGACCGATACCGTGCTGTCGGCTCCCGCACCCTTTGACCGACTGTACTGGGCCTATCTGGTGTCGATGATCGACCTTGCCGCCAAGGACGGGGAGGCCTATGCTATGTCCAACGCCCTGTATCTGGAGGCGCGGACGGCCTACGCCAGATGGTATCACCGCACGCGGAGGAGCCGCGTATGATGCAGCACCCCCTGCTCCTGCCCGGTGAGCGGACGCTGTACGCCTGTCTTCTGCGTGCCGCCATCCTCCGCCGGGGCAGGCTGACGGCACGGGACGGTGAAGTCCTGGAATAAGGGAGGAACGATATGAACATTCTGCAATGGATCAACGAGAACTGGGAGCTGATCTGCATCTGCTGCGGCCTTGTCTTTAATCTGGTGGGCCTGATCTACAATGTGTGCAGATCCTACCGCTGCGGCAAGCGTCTTGCCGCTGACGATTGGTTGGCCATTCTGGAGGCGGCGAGGCAATATGAGCGCGAGGCCGAGTGCTTTACCGAATATGGCGCCGCCGAAAAGCTGCAGTACGTGCTGTCCCGCCTGCGCGTTTTTACCGCCGAGCTTGGCTGCGCCTTTGACGAGGAGCGGATCACCGCTCAGATCGAGGAGGACATTGCCTTCAGCAAGGCGGTCAATGCGGGGGGCAGCGACTGTTTGGAATAACGCGACGAAAAGGAGAAGAGCATTGAATTATCAGGAAAAGGTCAGCACCCGTGCCGACGTACGGGCGCTCTATGAGAAGGTGCAGCAGAACCCTGCCATCCGGCAGTATCGCGGCTACACCGAAAGCAAGTCCTACGGCTGGGATGCCGCCGCGGACGATTACGTGAAGAAGGAGGGGGAGGTCTGGTTTGACAACCCCACCTTTGATCCCGCCTTCGTGCCCGAGGGCACGCCCTCCGGCGAGAGCGCCGAGCTGCTGGACGAGCAGCTGACCGAGCTGGAGGATCAGATCGGCGATCTGGAGGAGACCATTGCCGCCCTGGAGGAGGAAAACGAGGAGCTGGAGCGGCGCGTTGTGGAGGCCGAGGGCATTGCCAAGGCCGCCGAGCGCGAGCGCGATGAGAGCCGTGAGGCGCTCATTGAGCTGCGTCGCGCGCTGGTGCTTGTCGGGCAGCTGGCAGGCGTGAAATAA